AGGACGGCGCGACCATCCGCTCGAAGAACGGCTTCTTCCTCGCGATCCCGACGGCGGCCGCTGGCCGGTACGGGGATGGCGGCCGGAAGATCACGCCGGGCGGATGGGAGCGACGGACCGGGCAACGGCTGCGCTTCGTCTATCGACGCCGCGGTCCCTCTCTCCTCGTGGCCGACGGGATGCGTGCCCGGACAGGCAAGCGTGGTGGCTTCTCTCGCGCGAGCGCTTCCGCACTCCGGACGGGCCGAGGACTGGTGACCGTGCCGATGTTCATCCTGGTTCCGCAGGTCACCCTCGCCAAGCGCCTCGAGGTGGCCGGCGCCGCCGAGCGCTGGGTGAGCCGGCTACCCAGCCTGGTCGTGCGCAACTGGATTTCTGATGAGGACAAGAGCCGCTGATGTCTCGACGTGAACAGATCCTCGCCGCACTCGCGGCTGTTCTCGCGGGGCAGTTGGCGGCGCCGGTGCGGCGCAACGAGGTGCTGCCCGAGAAGGTGCCCGCTGCCGGTCTCGTCATCCTGCGCGATGGCGAACCCGGCGAACCCGACATCACCCTCAATCCCCGCACCGAGTTCTACGCGCACCGGGTCGAGCTCGAAGTCTATGTGCCGCGAGATCCAAGCGGCGGCGGCGAAGCGGCGCTCGATCAGCTGCTTGGTGCGATCGGGGCCGCCCTGCGTGTCGATGAGACGCTCGGCGGCCTCGCCGAGAACCTGACGCCGTCAGCCCCGGAAACGGGTGCGCTCGCTCTCGAAGGAGCGCCGCCGATGCTGACCGCCCGGATCATCGTCACGATCGAATACCTGGTGAGCGATCCGCTCACCGCCTGACCCAACTACGACAAGACGGGAGTCAACCATGCCCAAGGCGCGCGCATATGGCGCGGACGCCACCCTCAAGGCGTGCCGGGAGGCAAGCTACGGGGTCGCGCCACTCACCGGCTATCAAAGCCTCGATTTCAAATCGACCGATCTCTCCTCGGCCCAGCCGCTCGGGGACGACCCGCTGCTCGGACGCGGGCGCAATGCGCAGGATCCCTATCGCGGCCTCATCACCGACGAGGGCCAGCTCGACATCCCGCTCGACCTGCGTGGAACGGGCTTCTGGCTGACGGGCCTGTTCGGAGACCCGGTGACCGCGCCCACGAGCGCCGGCGGCTCGATCGTCTTCGCCGTCAATCCTACGGCGGGCGACACGATCACCTTGAACGGTACGGTCTGGACGTTCGTCTCCGGTACGGCGGGCGCAGAGGAGACGCAGATCCAGGGAACGGTCACGCAGACCGTCGATCAGCTGGTCAGCGACCTCAACGCATCGGGCGATCCCGAAATCGCCAAATGCACGTATTCCCGGCCGACGAGCACGCAGACCCTCGTCATCGCATTCGATGTCGTCGGGCCGACCGGGAACGCCTTCACGATCTCTGCCTCTGCCGCGGCAGCTTCGGCGGGGACACTGACCGGCGGCGGCTACGCCCATGTCTGGGAGAGCGGCGCCGACGACATCCCGAGCTACACGATCGAGGTCGGCCATCCGAAGCTCACGACGCCGGTGTTCTTCCGTCACCTCGGCACGGTGATGGAGAGCCTGAACTTCGAGATGGGTCAGGAGGGACCGGCAAATGCCCGTCTCCAGCTCGTGGCCCAAGGCGAGGAACGCTTCTCGGCGACGGTCGACGCCAATCCGACGGCCTACGCGCTTCGCCGCTTCAGCCAGGGGCGCGGCTTCATCCGACGCGGCGGTGCGGCGCTCGCGGGCGTCACGGGCGGCAGTCTGACCTTCTCCAACAATCTCGAACGCGTCCGAGTCATCCGCGAGGACGGCAAGATCGAGGCGGCCGATCCCACGTTCGCCTCAGCGGAAGGATCGATGTCGGTACGCTTCGATGGTGCAACGCTCGTGGCCGAGGCCGCCAATGGCGATCCCGTGGCGCTCGAATACGGGTTCACCTTCCCGGAAGGCTACGCGCTGCGCTTCGAGCTGCCGCGCGTCTTCCTGCCCAAGCCCAAATACGCCGTCTCCGGCCCCGGCGGGGTCGAGGCGAGCTTCGACTGGCGCGCCGCTTACGATGACAGCGAAGGCACGATGCTGCGCGCTCACCTCCTGAACGACGTCACAAGCTACACCTGAGGCCATTCTCATGATCCGCCTGAACCTGTCGCGCGAGCCGATCTGGCTCGACCTCGGACATGACGTGCGCGTGCGCGTCGCTCCCCTGACCACCTCGCTCATGGCCGCCGCCCGCAGTGATCCGGCGGTAGCTGCCTTGCCCGAAGGCGCGTCGAACGAGACCATCGCGGTCACCATGGCCAAGGCCCTGGCACGGCTGGTCGTGCTGGAATGGGAGGGGGTGGGCGACGCAGAAGGCAATCCTGTGCCCGTCACACCGGAAGGCATCGACGCGCTGCTGGACATCCTGCCGATCTTCGAGGCCTTCCAGCTCCGCTACGTGTCGAAGGGCCTGTTGCTGGAAGCGGAAAAAAACGGCTCCGCGCCCTCGCCGAATGGCACTTCAGCGGGGGCGACCAGTATTGCCGATCCTGTCGCGGCACCTGCAGCGAATGTCCCGCCGTCCTGAACCGTCCGCAGACGATCGAAGGCTGGCAGGTATGGGATCTCGCCAAGCGGCTCACGGGGCAGCTGCGCGCGGTCCCCGGCGCGGTCATCGGCCTCGACATGAGCGCCGCTCTCGCGTGTGCGCAGGCGCTTGGATTGGACATGCTCGTCTGCGCGGAACTGCTGCCCGAGGTGGAAGGCATGATGGTGCGCGGACTGAACGCGCAAATCAGGACTGATCAAGATGGCTGAGAAACGCGTCTCCGTTCGCCTTGCCGTGGTCGGGGGGCGTGAAGTCCGGGCCGAGCTGCAGGGCATCGGCGATGCCGGCGAGCAAGGCTTCCGTCGGCTATCGCGGGAGATGGACGCTGCGAACAGCCGTGTCGCGGCATTCTATCGGCGCGTGCAGATCGCGGCTGCCGCCGCAGCGACCGCCTTCGCCGCGGGCGCTGCGGCCATGATCCGCTCCGGCCTTCAGGTCGTCGACGCACAGGCCAAGCTCGCCCAATCGCTCGGGACGACCGTCGAGAGCATTCAGGTTCTCGAACGAGCCGGCGAATTGGCCGGCGTGTCGATGTCCGGCATCGAGCAGGCGACCAAGGACCTCACGCGCCGCCTCAGCCAGGCGGCCGCCGGGACCGGTCCTGCCGTCGCGGCGCTCGAACGGCTCGGGCTCTCGGCCTCGGCCTTGCTGGCCCTGCCGCTGGATGAGCGTGTCGGTCGTATCAATCAGGCGATTGAAGACTTCGTGCCCGCGGCTGAGCGTGCAGCGGTCGCCGGGCAGCTGTTCGGGGAGGAAGGCAGCATCGCCATCTCCCGGATCGACACGGCGACCCTCCGGCAGGCGACACAGGACGTTCGCGATTTCGGCGTGGTCGTGTCCGAGCAGGACGCCGATCAGATCGAGCGGACGAACGATGCGATCTCTCGCCTTGGTCTGATCTGGCGCGGGCTGTCGAACCAACTCGCCGTTGCCGCCGCCCCGGCCCTTGAAGCCGTCGCCGACGCGCTGGCGGCCATCTCGCGCACGACCGGTCCGCTTGGTCAGGGCATTAGGCTCCTGTTCGACAACATCGGCCGTCTGGCATCGATCGCCGCGGCTTTCGCCGCCTTCATCGCAGGACGATGGGTCGCCGGCATGGTTGTGGCCGCCGCCTCGGTTCGCGGTCTTGCCACCGCACTGGTCTTCCTGCGCGGCGCGTTGATCCGAACTGGCATCGGCGCGCTCATCGTGGCAGCGGGTGAGCTGATCTACCAGTTCGGTCGGCTGGTGCAGGCGACCGGCGGCTTCGGCGCCGCGCTCGGCCTTCTGGGTGACGTGGCAGCCGAGGTCTGGGACAGGATCGGATTGCTGGCCGGCGTCCTGAAAGCGCGCATCGACGCCGCCTGGAGCGGCATTCAAGCGAGCATCGCCGACGCGCTACAGGCGTCGCTTGAGGCCGTCGTCGCCTTCGGCAACCGCACCATCGGGACCTTTCAGGGCGCTTTCGATGCGATGGTCGTCATCTGGAGCAACCTGCCTCGGGCCATCGGCGATCTGACGATCCAGGCGGCGAACGCGCTGATCGCCGGGCTGGAGTCGATGCTGAACGGCGCGGTCGACGGCATCAACGCGCTCCTCGAAGGCGTCAACGCGGGTCTGGCGGCGATCGGCATCGAGCGGGTCATCGATCTGGTGCCGGACGTCGATCTCGGCCGGATCGAGAACGAGTTTGCGGGTGCCGCAAGCCGAGCTGGTAACGCCGCGCGTGATGCCTTCGCCGCCGCGTTCGAGACGGACACCTTCGCGGCACCGGATTTCGGTCTGTCGGCTTTCGCCGAGGATGCGCGCGCTGCCGCAAACAGCGCGCGAGAAACGGCGACGGCGCTGGGAGAGATGGCAGGCGCGCCTCTCGCATCCATCGCGGCGCTCCGGGAGGCCATGGCGGGCGCGAATACCGAAATCGACAATGCGGCTGAGGCGACGGAGCGTCTCGATGAAGCCTTCGCAGCCATCGGCGGCGCCGGAGGCGATGCCGCAGGAGATGGCGAAGGCTCGGCCGGTTCCGCCGCACGCGCCGCGGAGGCAAGCCGCGCCGCCGGGGANGCAGCGGCTTCGGCGGCCACACAGGCAGCAAGCGGCTGGGCGGCGGTTCGCGAGGAGCTATCCCGCTATGCCAGCGAGGCGATGGACTGGGGCAAGGGTCTCGGCAGCGCTCTCACCAGCGCCTTTCGCAGCGCCGAAGACGCCATCGCCAACTTCGTGACCGGCGGCAAGATCGACTTCAAGGCGCTCGCTGACAGCATCCTCGCCGACATCACCCGCATCGCGGTTCGTTCCGCAATCCTCGGACCTCTAGCCAATGCACTTGGTGGAGGCAGCGGCGGACTGCTCGGCGGCTTGTTCGGCGGCGGAGGCGGGCTGTTTGCCGGCATCTTCCATCAAGGCGGCGTCGCCGGGGGTCCCGCCCAGCAGCGGCTCGTCCCGGCACTCGCCTTTGCGGGCGCGCCGCGCTTCCACGACGGCGGCGTCGCGGGGCTTCGTGCCGACGAGGTGCCCGCGATCCTGCAGCGCGGTGAGATGGTGCTGTCACGGGCTCAGCTCGCCGCGATCGGCGCCGCACGCGAAACCCGTCCACCGGTCAACGTGGTGATGAACATCTCCACCCCGGACGCGGGCAGCTTTCGCTACGCCCAAGGGCAGATCGCCGCCGACGCCGCCCGCGCCATGGAGCGGGCCCGACGTAATCTCTGAACTGGGNAATCTNTGACGGATCGACAGATGAGCGGCTTTCACGAAGTTCAGTTCCCGCCGGACATCTCCTACGGGGCGTTCGGCGGCCCTGGCTACTCGACCACCGTGGTGACAACGGTTTCGGGACACGAGCGGCGCAACGCCAACTGGGCCGCCGCGCGGGGCAAATGGAACGTGGCGCACGGCCTGAAGAAACGCGATCAGGTGGCCGTCCTCATCGCCTTCTTCCGCGCGCGACGCGGACGCGCCTACGGTTTCCGCTTCAAGGACTGGACCGACTACCAAGCGCTGGCCCAACTGCTCGGTCAAGGCGACGGCGTGACCAAGACGTTCCAGCTCGTGAAGACCTATGCGAGCGGCGGCGAGGTCGAAACCCGGGTCATCACCAAGCCCGTTCCCGGAACGGTGAAGATCTACCGCGACGGCGTCGAGGCGGTCTCGGGCTGGAGCGTCAACACGGCGACCGGGCTCGTGACCTTCACCGTCGCCCCCGTATCCGGCGTCCAGGTGACGGCGGACTTCGAGTTCGACGTGCCCGTCCGCTTCGACAGCGATCAGATGGACCTCACGATCGAAACCTATCAGCTCGGCAGTTGGGGCCAGATCCCAGTGCTGGAGATCAGACCATGAAATCGACTTCGGCAGCCCTCGCGGCGCATCTCGCCGGACCGGTGACGACGCTCGCCACCTGCTGGCGCATCTCGCGCTTGGACGGTAAGGAGTTCTTCTTCACCGACCACGACCGCGATCTGTCGTTCGAGGGCAAGGTCTACAAGGCGAGTTCCGGCTATTCGCGCACGGCCATCGCCAACGATGCGAGCCTGAGCGTCGACAATCTCGACGTCGAGGGCGTCTTCGACAGCGCATCGATCACCGAGGAGGAGCTGCGCGCGGGGCTCTTCGATCAGGCCGAGGTGCGGATCTTCCTCGTCAACTGGGCGGACCCCGCCATGGGTGCTCTTCGGATGCGCCGCGGCTGGTTCGGCGAGGTCGTGCTGACCGAGCAGGGCATTTTCCGGACCGAACTGCGCGGCATGACCCAAGCGCTGCAGCAACGCATCGGCGAACTCTACAGCCCGGAATGCCGCGCCGATCTCGGAGATCATCGCTGCAAGGTGCCGGTCAATCCGCCAGAAATCGCCCGGTCGACGGCGTACTCTGTCGGTGACGTGGTGCGCGTGCGTACGACCGGCACGCCGGTCAGTTTCGCGCTGCAGGTCGTCAACGGCAGCTTCGAGGCGGATGGCGCCGGCGACAGCTCCAGCTTCACGCCCACCGGATGGACAAAGGTGTCCGGCGACTGGGACGTGCATGACGCCGGCAATGGCAGCCTCACGCCTGCAACTGGCAGCTTCTACCTCGAAGGCGGAAGCTCGGCATCGGGCGAACTGACCCAATCAATCGACCTCGTTGCTTCGGGGCTGGATCCGCTGCAGATCGACGGCGACGCCTACCGGCTGGACGCATCAGTCAGCCGGGCAAATTCGTTCCCGGACGATCTGGGTCGGGTCGTCATCGAGGCGCTGGACAGCTCGTCGAACCTGCTAGTAACGCTTCTCGACACGGGCTTCGAGGTGATCCTGCCCGAGGACAGCTGGGTTCAGCGGGGCATCTCAATGGCCCAGCTGCCGGTGGGGACTAGGTTTCTCCGCTTCCGGCTCCTGCACCAGCTCGCGGCCGGCAGCCAATCGAACGCGGCCTTCGACGCCGTCCTGGCCACGATCACGGACACGACGGCATCCGTGCCGACATCCGCAGATTTCGAGACCCGCGTCTATCGCTGCGTGACCGCCGGAACGACCGCATCCGAGCCACCGAGTTTCGACATCAGCGTCGGCGCGCAAACCGCCGATGGTGATGCGGTCTTCGAGGCCGAGGAAGCCTGGAGCCGGTCGGGTATCGTGACGGCAATCACCGACCGGGCCGTCTTCAACGCCACGCTCGATGAGCCACGAGCGGTTGATGGCTGGTTTGCTGGCGGTGTGTTGACCTGGGAGACCGGCGCCAATGCCGGTCGCTCCATCGAGGTCAAGGGCTGGACCCAAGGCAGCGGGCGGATCGAGCTGTTCCTGCCGATGGGCTACGCGATCGAGCCCGGCGACGCCTTCCGCGTTCATCCCGGCTGCGACAAGCGGCTCGACACCTGCATCGACCGGTTCGCCAACGTCCTGAACTTTCGCGGCGAACCCTACGTGCCCGGTCAGGACGCCATGATGAGTTATCCCGATGCACGCTGACCGCTCACCATCAGCGACCGCCAGCGCGATCGGGGATCTGGCCGATGCGATTGTCGCCGAAGCGCGAACATGGCTGGGTGTTCCCTGGCGGCACCAGGGGCGTAGCCGCGCCGGCGTCGATTGCGCGGGACTCGTGGTGCTGGTGGCGCGGGCGCTCGAACTCGCGGACCACGACAGCACGGCATATGGGCGCCGCGCGCAGGGACAGGGCTTCGTCGAACACTTTCGCGGGCACATGGACGGCATCGCCGTCACGCAAGCGAAGCCCGGCGACGTTCTCGTCTTCGCGGATCAGGCTTATCCCTGCCATTGCGGCTTTCTGACGGAACGGCTCGAACGGCCGCATCTCCTGCACGCGCACGCCACGCGCAGGCAGGTGATCGAGGAACCCTATGCCGGCGAATGGCCGGCCAAGATCAAGTTCGCATTTCGCTTTCGCTCTCCCGGATCCTGACCTGCCATGGCCATTCTCGTCGCAGTGGGCGGAGCCGCGCTCGGCTCCGCGGTCGGCCTCGGCTGGCAAGCCGGCTGGCTCGTCGGCTCGGTGGTCGGCAGCCTCTTGTTCCCGGCAAAGGGGCAGAACGTCACCACCGAGGGACCGCGCCTCGGTGATCTGACCGTTTCCTCGTCCGCCTATGGCGCAGCGATCGCCATCGGCTACGGCACCTTGCGCATGGCCGGCAACATGATCTGGTCCTCCGGCATTCGCGAGCAACAGAACGTCACCCGAACCCGCTCGGGCGGCAAGGGCGGCGGCGGGGCCACCCAGACCTCGGTCACGTATTCCTACTTTGCGTCCTTCGCGCTCAGCTTCGGCGAGGGGCCGGCCGAGGACGTGCTTCGGATCTGGGCGGACGGCAAACTCATCTACGACAAGACCGGCGCGAGCCCCGACGTCGCCAAACCCGATCTCAAGTTCCGTTTCCATTCGGGGACGGAGGATCAGCTGGCCGATCCGCTGATCGAAACGCACGTCGGCGCGGGCCGTGCGCCGGCTTTTCGGGGTCTTGCCACCATCGTCTTCGAAGACCTGGCGCTCGCGGACTTCGGCAACCGCATCCCGAACATCACGGCCGAGATCACCTATCGGCGGGCGGCTCAGCAGCCCTACCAGCTGCTCGATTTCATCACGACGGGCGAAGGCGGATATTTCGGCAGCTACCAGATCGACGACCTGGCCATCGATTGGCGGCGCGGATACGGCTACTTTCTGGACAGCGACGTCAATGCTGGCGAGGCCGGGATCCGCCGCTTCAGCCTCCGGACCATGAAAGAAGACCGCCAGGCGCGGATGACGGACATCACGGGCGTCGCGCCGAACAACTTCCCGAGCACGCTGTTCTGCGGCGAGGATAGTCACCTCTATGTCGTGACCGGATCGAGCAACTCACGCCCGATCCTGCGCATCGAACCGAACGCTCTCAAGGAGGTCGGTCGCTTCGGCTCCACCAGCAACGGCCTGACCAATTCAACTCTGCGGTTCGTCGCCACCACGTGGATGGGGATGGTCTCCGCCTACGGCCCCTCTGGCCGCGCCGACTTCGTTCTCACCGGATCGCTCTTCGACGACGTCGGACTCATCCGCGCCGACACCATGGGCTATGTCTGGGGCGCCGGGCAGAGCGTCACGGAGCCTCGCGTT